TGGCTTCGGTTTCTGCGCATACAATAGCATACCAGAAGTCACCGTACTTCTTCTTCCTGCCCAAGAAGCTGACCGAATCAAACTTAAAGGACTCCTCATCGGTGAACGGGTAGCCGTGCTTCACCTCCACCTCAAAGCTCATTAGCTTGTCGGCTTTGGTATCAAGCACCACGATGTCCACCTTGTAGTCCTCCTTCTCCTTGTCAAGGATGGTGAAGCGTGAGCCGTATGACTTCAGCCAGCGCACAAGAATCTCCTTGCCCCAATCATCGTTGCGGTCGTAGGATGCCTGTACGAACTTTCTGGCGTTATACTTCATACGCTGCGTGGAGTTCCGTGAGGTTGTTAATCCATTTTGCCCACAACTTCGGGGAGCAGGTGCAAGGCACTACATACTTGTGGCGGAATACCCGTGCGTGAATCTGGGCTATCTGCTCACGCTGGGCGTAGGTGAGCTTGCGCTGCCCGATGATAGTGCCAATGAACTCGTATTCCTCCTTTGTCAAGCATTCTGGGTTGTGGATGGGGAATATCTTGTTGAGCTTCTCCTTACGGGCATCGCATCCGCAGTCCACGCCTGTTGCTTCGCTAAACCATTCTACCGCTGCTTTGATTCCTGTGGCTTCGGTGATGTTTTCAATCACATCCCCCAGACCTTTCGGCTTCCTTCCACGCTTGGTAGGTTTCTTCGGTTCGTTCTCGGAGTTCATCTTTTGCTATTTTTAGGGTGTTGCGTAATGAATCACGGCTGATGTTTGTGCCTCTGGCAAGTGCGCTGACCGAGTAGTCCATTGATAGTTTCAGGACTTCTCTGTCATACCAGCGCAGGGCATCTACTTCGTTGGTGACGTTCTTTAATAGGTTCTCGTAGGCGAGGTCTTCCTCAATGGGGTATCGCTCATCTGTTGCTTGCAGCCATTCATCCAGCTCCATGATGTCACCAAAGGATATCTTCTGGTGCTTTTGCTTGGCGGTTGCCAGCTTGATACATAGGTTAACGCAGGCTCGGTACACGAAGAAGAAGTTGACCTTGCCATCTTGGGCGAAGTGTGTCTTGCCTTCTGCCTGCAGAAGCAGCAGCCGAAGGAACACCTCCTGCACAACGTCTTCCGCCAGCTCATAATCGCCAGCGTAACCCTTGATGAAGTTCACCAGCTTCCTGCGGTTCTCTATGTAGAACGCTTCAATCAAACCACGTTAGTTCTACAAGCAGTATACCAAGTGCAATCTGCACCTTTTGCTCGGTTTCTTCCTCATCAAGGTAGTCGGTCTTTGACCAGTTGCCACCAAAAAGGATTCCGTAGATGGGGTATATGCCAACATTAAAATTCATCAAAGGTTTTTTTCAGGGTTAAATATAGTTCTTTATATTTAACTAACTCCGATACCATGTCGTTAAGCTTTTTGATTTCATCCTCAAGGGATTTGCTATCTACGCTTTCTGCGGTTTCAATTGGGTATTCCTCACGAATCTCACAGGCAACCTTGTAAGCCCATCGGTAGTCCTTGTAGTTGAGTCTTGCTCCGTGTTCTCTGATGGCGTGAATTACCGTTGAATGGTCTTTGCCAATAATCTTACCCAGCTCCATCAGCGTGGCCTTATGGCGGTATGCGTTTACAAATGCGCCACGGGCCAAAGTGTATTCACGCTTGCGAGTGTCTAAATCTTCAAGGCCAAGTCTTGCAAGTGTTGCGTTCTTGGCTCGTGCCATTTGTTGTAGTTCAAAAGCTCTCATTTGCATTTGCAGAGTGTTGCTCTGCCCTCTTTTTTGGTTTCTATTATTTTGGTGATTGGTACTTCGTAGTGCTTGTGGTCGGATAGCCTCTTGAATTTAAACCAAGAGAACTGCTGCACCAGTTTGTCCTGTGCATCTTGAATGATTTGGTAGTCCAAGCAGATGTAGTCAACGCCATCTACCCGGAAGCACTCGTACTGCTGGAAGGGTGAGAATATCTGCTTCATATATTGTCCTCAATAATGCGCTGCAGCCGTTCAATTTCCAATATCATTTCCTCGTTATTCACTCGCAGCTGGGCATTGGCAAGCATTACCTCGTTGAGTTTGCGGTTGGCAAACAAGCGATAGTCAATGAACTGCTGCAAGAGCTGGTCTGCGTGATGCACGTTCATCAGGTGGTCAATCATTTCATCTTGCACTTCCCTTCCGCTGGCTTTGTCTGCTGCTTGCTTTGCGAGCCACATAGCCGTGCCGGATAGCATCAGCTGCTTTTCCCTGATGTACAGGTCATGGAGTTCTTCAGAAGGGTACATCGTCTGGGCTTATTAGTGGTGTCGGTTCATCCTTTGTTTGCGTCAACAAATTACGCCCATTTATTTTGAATCCCACGTTACCAATCATTGACTGCAGAACAAGGGGTGTGTCAAGCGGAGTTACCCTGCCGCCCGTTTCCATTTCCTTTACCTTACGCACATGGATGTGGGTGTATATCCAATCCGTTTCGTGCTGCGAGTAGCGGTGAATAATCACCACGGCATCAGCCCTGTTGCCCCACTTGCCGCCTCCTTCAATATCGCTGGTCATTGGGGGCATTGGCATGCCCTCGTATGGATGGCCTTTGTAGTGCGTTCTGCGCATGGCCTCCGTCACGGGGTGGGTGTTTACAATCGTTGTGACGTTGTTCTTGTGGGCGAACACCCGTATGGCACTTGCCACCTCGTAGTGGTATTCGTGCATGCCTGTTTTGCCCAGCTTCTTTTGGTCGGTGGTTAGACTGTTGTACGGGTCAATCAGCGCACCGGTGTAGCCCCATTCGTTCTTGATGGACTCCATCACATCAATGAGGTCAAAGGCATTGAACAACCTGTTGCCGTCAATGAACTGGAAGTACTCGTTTATCCAGTCCAGCTTGCGGAACATGGTCAGCTCATCAATTCCCTGTATAGGCTTGCACACCATGAACTCAATGAGCTTACGCTTGAGGCTGGCAACTTCGTTCTCTGCCGAGTAGATGAGCCACTTCTTGCCCTGATTGTACGACTGAAGCAGCATAAGGTACATCAGCGTATGGGTCTTGCCTACGTTGGCGTGGCCTGTGACTACGATAAACTCGCCATCCTTGAAGCGTACATACTCATCAAGTTCGTAGACACCCAGCTTGCCGGTGTCAAAGTATTTGCCCTTTAGCGCACGCTGCAGATAAGGCAACGAGGATTCGTTGGGTAATAAGTCGGGATGTTTCATATTCTGATTGGTTGGAACAAATATGCAAAATGTTTTCGGAATAAAAAAAGCCTCCCGTAGGAGGCTCTTGCGCAACGTCCGAAGAAACCAATCAGAACGGACTTTCGTTGCGTGAAGCAAAATGCTCTTGATGAGTGGCGGCTGATTGGTTACCGTTCATCCACTCATTGAATGTTGCTGCATTAGCCAAGATGGTATTCACATCGTGACCTGCGGCACAAGCGTACTCCACCGCAGCCTTCAAAGCTACTTGGCGGATAATGGAGGCGGAGCGTTCATCACCTGACACTTTTGAAGTATTGGCGAAGCTGCCTCCGTTACCTCCACTAAATCCACCAGTAAACGGCTTGTTGATTTTGATAGTACCCTTTTCGTTTTTGGTGTAGTCCACCTCATCGCCTACGGCATAAGATGGGGTTGGTGATTTGGCGAATGCCGTTCCGAAGTCCCCGTTATCAAAACGGAGTTCCAACTTGAACAGGTCTTGCCATTGCCCTTTGGGCGTGATAGAAATAATTTTAGCCATTGTGTAGATTGGTTTTTAAATGAATAGAACTGCTTGCTGCTCCAAGACCTCAATGCGAGCGTTAAGCTCCTGCACCTTGTCTTGTAGTGCCTTGATTTGCGCCTGCTGCGCTACGATTGTTTGCGAGTAAGTGTCTTGCGAAAGTGATAGTGTCATGATGATTGGTTTTTGTTTGACATGACAAATATGCAAATAAATTATTGATTCACCAAAAGTCCCGTGAAAGTTATTTCGGCAGTATCGGGATGGATGTCTGGGTCGTGTTCCAGCTTCAGCTTGCGCACATAGGCACGGGAATCATCCTTCACGCCACCCCACTTGCGGAATGCGTCAAGCGCAAACTTCACCGCCATGATGGAATTGTCAATGTCGTAGCGATAGTTCACCTTGCAGGTGATGTATACATGCTGGATGGGCTGGCAGTCGTACTCTTGCAGTTGTTGCAACACTTCAGCGCAATGCTTGTCTTTGGCTTTTGCACGGACTGTCCAATGCTTGGATGCATAAAATGCATTTAAGCTGGGGACTTTGCCCACCACCACATGGTAGGACTTCAGTTGTCCTGTAGGTGGTACCCACATTGGATGGCGAAGTGATGGTCAATCTTTGCAATTTCTGCAAGAATTGATTGTTCTTGGTATTTCGCCTCTTGGCGTTCAGCATACGAGCTGCCGCAGTTGGCAAAGAGCGAGGCACATTCAGCCAGCAAGAAGTCAATCTTCCTGCGCTTGGCAGGGTTAGTATAGTACTGCATACTTGACATTGACTCCTTCCGTTGTTGTGCTTGTTGCTCGTTGCTCATCTTGTGCTGATAGGTGTATTTGGCGTTCTAATTCAAACTCAAGGTGTGCGATAGCCTTGCGAATGTCTTGGGTGATTGGGTTGTTAGGCTTTTTGCCTGCCCTCATCAGGTAGGTGAGTGCAGTCCCCAGATTGTAGTTGTCCGGTTGGAAGTCCTGCACCACATCCTTCGCCTCTATTTGCTTCAGCTTGCCGATGTAGTAGGTTGGTGTCTTGCTCATTATCTGATGGTTTGCTCAAAGGTAAGTCATCCCAGTAAATGAAGATGTGGTCGTTCATGTAAACTTTTTTTCAAAATCTATGCACAGGCACTTGCGTATGTAAAGATTTTTTTGTTTTTTATTCAAGTTAGTTAAGTTAGTTAAGTTATAAGTTGACTTAAGTAAGTAGTTAGTCAACTCTTAACTTGACCAAGTAACTTAAAAGAAAAAGAAACTTAACAAAGAAAAAGAAAGGAATCTGAGATTTGCGGAACTTTTATATGCCAATACATGCAACCATCCCACTTTGGATGGAAAGTATATTAGAACGCATATAAATGCCCTCTATGGGCTTATGCCGTCAGCTTGTCCACCCAGCGTTTGACAACGTAGGCAAACGTGAGGATGAAGGCCAGCATGCCAACATACGATTCCCACGACTTCTTCTTGGGCTCTTGCTTGGTCAGCAGCTTGGTTTGCGTCACACGGATGGTGTCCGGTTCACACATAGCCTCAACCACGACCTTTCGGTCTATGTACTTGAGCTGGAGGCGTACCTTGTCTTGATAGATGGTCGTGTCCTTTAGCACCTCCAGCGTGTCCAGCAGGTACTTTGTTTCGGTGACAATCACCGTGTCCTTGACAATCACACTCTGCAGGATAGGTTGCGCAGTACGGCATCCGCTAACTGCCGCAAGAATCGCAGCCGTCAGGATTGTCAATGTTACAGGTCGGTTGTGGCGCATTTTCTAAATCGTTGATGAAGTCATCTAAAGAAGCCAATGTAGTTTTGTTTTGACGTTAAACGAAGGGCAGGATTTGTTTGCATACTCGTTGTGTCCGTGAAGTGATAGCTCTCCGTGTTCTGCTCGCAATGCCTGTATCAAATTAACCAACGCTACCTCTTGCGATTCGTTCAAGGTGTCCTTTGCTTTGCCATTCTTATCAACGCCACCAACATATACCACGCCAATAGAGTCCTCGTTGTGTCCGCTTGTATGCGCACCAACCTTCTCAACAGGTCGGCCTTCGTGTACCGAGCCGTCAAGGTAGATGACGTAGTGGTATCCGATGTCTTTCCATCCACGCTCCAAGTGCCACTTGCGGATTGTTGCTACGTCAAAGTGCTTGCCTTCGGGAGTAGCCGTGCAATGGAGGATGATGCGGTTTAGAGTTCTCATTGGTTTTGATTTTGGTATAATCTTGCTCTGTGTTGGTTTTGATTTTCGTAAACCTGAATGATTTTTTGTCAAATTTCATGCAAATTGCAGCTCAAGTATTATGCATAACGTGCATTTAACTGCACAAAAGTGATACGATTTGTTCCTTTAATCGGACGTTATCCGATTTAGCGACCCTGTGAAGCGTAAGGTTTTTGATACTTCTTACTCCGCTTGTTGCTGCTGGCGCTCTTTGAATGCTTGCCTCGCTTCTTGCTCTTGCTGACGTGGTTACTTACTACCTGCTTTTTCATCTTTAGGGTCTTTTAGGAACAGGAGGGCAAACGCTCCCATCAGGAACGCAGATACCTCCGTGAGCGAAGCCTTCTCAAAAAAGACCAGAACAAAGCAAAGGCCTACGATAAGCAGGCCTAATACTGTTGTTTTTGGGTCTTTCCAAATACGCTCAATTAGCATTGTTCTTCTCCTTTAGCCAATCCCTGCGCCACTTCCATAAGGTGTAAGCAAGTGATGCTACCAAGACCAGCAAGCCAAGAGCTTGATGAACGTAGCCAACCAACAGACCTGCGCCTGTAAGCGACCAAGAGGTGATAACGCTATCTGCGGATTCCTTTGTCATCGTTATTCAGTTACAGGCGGAACTGGAGGTTGGCAGTATGCTGCTTCGGGGTTAGCCTTGCAGTATTCCTCTGCGTAGGCTTGCTCCCATCCTGCGAACACGTGAACGCCACAGGGCGCTGGATAAACAACGTAAGAGGCAAAAGACGTAGCAAGAGGCTCACCTGTCCATAGGATGTCTACTGCGTACTTCGGTGAGGTCTTCAAGCAAACTTGGTTACCCTCCTCATCTGTACCCCATTCGGTACAGAGATAGCCCAACTCAACTACTGCCGTAACCAGCTCGGTATTCCAAGTGGTTACAACCTCACCATCAGGATTGGTTGTAGTGGTTTCAATCTTGGCTTTAGCCGTAGCCCATTGAGTGGGGGTAAACTCATATTTTCTGAACGTAGAATTCATCGTATGTTGATTTTAAAGTGAAGTCAACTCGGCAAGCGAACTGTTTGACAAACGGGTCTTGAATAGTAGGACTTGGTCTGTTGAATACTTACCTACAAAGTTTTGATAGTCAAAGTATAATCCAGAACAGGCTACAACGCTACCGCTTGTATCAGTTCCAATTTGAACTCCATCAATGTAAAGCGCAAAGTCGTTGGCTTTGTATACGGCCGCTAACTTAATAGTTGTACCATAGGTGTAGAAACCAGCTGAAGTTATTATTGAAGCTTGTACGGTAGTACCATCATAAACAACAAAACGAATTGAGCGATTTGATAATAAAACTATGTAAATTTGAGCCCCGTTTATATCTCCACCAGTTGGAAACAATGCAATTGGCAACGCTTCATTACTGGCATTAAGGCCATCAATTTTACCTTCCCAGTAGATAGTCCCCTCCGTCTGCCCAATCAAAGAGCTGATACCCGTTTTAGAAGCAGCATCCGCAACCCTTGTAACGCTCGTTCCCAATGTGGGGATGTACGAGGTGGCGTAGGCTCCTGCTTCCATTTGTGCGCCCCATAGGTAAGCGTAAGAACCAGTACCAACATATTCGGTAGTATTAGTTCCCGTAAACAAACCAATAGCAAAGGTTTGAGATGATGCTGCCGTATGAGTTGCCGTAATGCGATACCATCCGTTACCAACGCTTGTAATCGTTCCCGTAAATCCTGCGCTTACCGAAATAGTACCAGAAGAAAGATTAGCAAATACTCCTGCGTTAGTCGTTGCATTAAGAATGCACACCCGTGAAGATGTTCCTGCTTTGGCATAAACCGATGCCGTGCGCTGCGTAGTATCCCAAGTAGAAAAGCGGTAAACAAAGTGAGCGCCATTAGTGCTATTGTCGGTAATCTTATCAGCACCATTGTATCCAGCAGGGTCAAGGGTATCGGAAGTATTAGCCGCAATAGTTGAGTTTAATTTGAGCCAATCAGCATTGTCTATTTGCTCCGAGTAGGTGAGTACGTTTGTCCGCTGCGGCTCAAGCAACAGGCGAGGACAAGTACTATTCAAGTAGTCCAAACGGGGTAACCCACTAACAGGGCCAACGCTTACTGCTGCGCTGGTGGTGGCGATGTAGGCTGTTGCGATGTCGCCAAGTTCCGCTTGGGAGTTTTGAATAAAAACACTACCAGCAGTTGCAACATTAAAATCAACATAAATACCTAAAACGGTAGTGGCAGTGCCAACTGTTACTGAACACCTATACCAACCCCCACCAACTGAATTAATAGACGCTGACAAAGCATTTGTTGCAGAGATGGTTCCAGTTGTTAAATTAAAGGTTGCCCCAACGCTATTTATAAGGTCACGAAGCGCAATATTATTTGCAGTGTTCGCCTTTGCGTAAACGCTAAATGTGTAGATTCCGCCAATAGTTACCGATTGTTCAATAGCCCTAAAAGCATTTGCGTCTTTAGTAAGTAACCAAGCGTTTGAAGACCCATCGTACCCGCTTTGACCACCCGTTGCCGTAATAACGCCCAAGTCCCAAGTTACATTAAATGTATTGCTTTGGAGCAACAGGTTAGTGCGTACCTTCTCAATAAGGCCATTACTTGCAACACGGGTTGCACTTGAGGCACGGCTGAACGTAAGGTCTCCCGACCCATCCAAAGGCTTCACCGAGTAGACCTTTTGGTCTTTGTATCCGCTTGGAATCATTACCAAGCTGGCATCGTCAAAATAGCTCATCAGTTCAAAATAAA